AATGTATCTGCGGTAAGCCTATTAAACCTAGCGATAAAGAGCTGGTTGCTGCATTATGTTTCGAGTTTGACCTTCCCTATCCTGACGGTCATAGAATGGCGCTGGCAACGGAAGCCATTCAGGCTTTCAGCCAACGCTTGAAGCGCGAGCTTCCAACCCCTAACGACTGAGGAATGACTGACACTGTTCTGCTGGACCTGAACAGCACCTACGCGAGCAACGCCAGCGAGGTGCACATGATGAACAAGGGCATCTACAACGTGCCCCGCGAGGTCTACCGCAGTTGGCTGACCGAGCTGCTTAGAGGTCGGCACGTGATCATGCTGACAAGCCGGCCCGAGCACTACCGGCGCGAAACGCTGGAGCGCATCAGGGAACTGGAGAGCTGGCTGCCCGACCTGGCGTACTTCAACAAGTGGCGCCTCCGTGCTCCCGACGCGAAGCTGCGGATGCTGCAGGAGGTGGTCTACCCCGAGTTCGGCACGCCAGATCAGCGCAGCTACCTGGCGATTGAGAGCAACATCAAGACCCAGGCCATGTTCAAGGGCCAGGGCATCCGCACCACCACGCAGCAGGAGGTCTACGCCTGCAACGCGCTGCTGGACGGGCCAATCCTTCCCCCGGTCAACCTTGCGCTGTTCTGATGGAGATACCAAGCAACTGGACCTTTGAGACCCCGGCAGTCGCGCACGGCTTTGACCGCCACGTGCGCGAGCAACTGCCGTGGTACGACCTGGCGACGAACGCCATCACGCACATCGCCCGCCACTACATCACCGAGGGCGGGCTGGTGTACGACGTTGGCGCGGCGACTGGAAACATCGCCCGCGCGCTGGCCCCGGTTCTGGACGACCGGGGCGCCACGATCATCAACGTCGAGCCCTCTGCCGCAATGGTTGAGAAGTTCGATGGACCTGGTGAGGTGATCTGCGCGAAGGCTGAGGACGTGAGCTTCAAGGGCTACGACCTCGCCGTGGTGTTCCTGACGCTGATGTTTGTCGAGCCCCGGAAGCGCGTGCCGCTGATGAACCATCTGCGACACGCCTGCCGCCCTGGTGGCGCGATTATCGTGTTCGACAAGCTGGAGCCCATCGAGGGCTACCTAAGCACGGTGTTCTACAGGCTGACGCTGGCCGGCAAGAAAGCCGCCGGCGTGCCTGCGCAGGAAATCATCGAGAAGGAGCTGAGCTTATGCGGAGTGCAGCGCCCGATCACCGAGTCCCAACTGAGTGGCCAGGCCCATCTCTGGTTCAAGTTCGGGGACTTTGCGGGGTGGGTTATCGAACGTCCGGCATGACGATGACTCGCCCGCCCTTGCTTCAACTGACGTGGGCAGGGTTGGAGGCGGCCATCGACTTGATTGCCGCCTGCTGTGACCGCCGGGACCGGTGCGGCGTCTACGGCGCATCACCGGCCGGGCAAGTCCTGGCGGTGGCGCTGGCCGAGCGCCTGGGGCTGAACGTGCTGCCCCTGCCGACCCCTGGAATGCTGCTGGTGGACGGCGCTGTGACTACCGAGCTGCAGCGCCACGCCAGCCGATACGATGACGCCGACACGTGGGTATGGGTTGACGACAGCCCAGACCACACCTGGAACTCCGTGATGAAGCTCCAGGGTTCAGCGACCCTCGCTTACCCCTGGCAGGAGCTCCCTGCCACCTGCCGACGTGCCTTCGTTTCTGGATTCGATGATTGAGGTCAGCGGCATTCGCTACGGATGCTCATGGGATGCAGATCGCCAGGTGATGGCGATGCCTCTGCGGATTGAGTTCGGCACCCGTGGTCCAGAGGTCACGGTGGACGAAATGCTGGAAGGACGCGGCCATACCTACATGGAGGTGGATCAGCTCATGAACCTGGTCGAGGACATGTACCCAAGCGGGCCGATTGAACTGGTCGAGTACCCGCCGGCGAGCGTGGTGTGCGAGCTGATGGGCCGGGGCTACTTTGTGTCGATCCTGGGCTAACCATGATCGTTACCCTGGCTGAATACGCCACCCTGAAAGGCGTGAGCCCTCAGGCCATCCGCAAGGCCATCCGCGATGGGCGGCTGCGGCGGTCGATTGAGCGGAAGGGCAAGGGCTACCAGATCGACGTGAAGCTGGCCGACGCCGAGTGGGCCCGCAACACGAACATGAACAAAAGCCGCAGCGCCGAGGTGATCAACATCGGCAAGGCTGCGGCGGCCGGGATGGGTGGCGAACAGCTCGCCTTCGACACCAAGATCGGCACGAACTACAGCCAGTACCGGGCCTATGGCGAGGGCTTCAAGGCGAAGCTCCTAGAGCTGGAATACAAGGAAAAGGCGGGCCAGCTTGTGCGCGCTGACGACGTGAAGGCAGCGGTCTTCAAAACCAACCGCCTGTTCCGCGACGCCGTGCAGAACATCCCGATCCGCGTGGTGGCTGAACTGGCCGCTGTGGTCGGCGAGCTGGATCACGCCCGGAAGCACGAAATGATGCTGATCATGCAGCGCGAAATCGACAAGGCCCTGGAGCATCTCGCCGACAACCATGGCACTCGCTGACGCCTACACCCTGGTCCGGGAAGCATCGTGCGCCGGGATCCGGCCAGACCCGGTTCTGACGGTGAGCGAATGGGCCGACGGGCACCGGTTCCTCAGCCAACGAGCATCAGCCGAGCCGGGCCTGTGGCGCACCGACCGGACGCCGTACCTGCGCGAGGTGATGGACAGCCTCTCGGCGACAAGTGCGGTTGAGAAGGTGGTCTTCATGAAGGGCGCTCAGGTGGGCGGCACCGAGGCCGGGAACAACTGGCTGGGCTACGTGATCGACAACTGCCCCGGCCCGATGCTGATGGTGCAGCCGACGATGGAAATGGCGAAGCGCAACAGCAAGACGCGCATCGCCCCGTTGATCGAGGAAAGCCCCAGCCTTCGAGAGAAGGTTAAGGATCCCCGGAGCCGGGATAGCGGCAACAGCCAACTGGCGAAGGAGTTTCCTGGCGGCGTTGTCGTGATGGGCGGCGCCAACTCGGCGGCGGGCCTGCGCTCGATGCCGGTGCGGTTCCTGTTCCTCGATGAGGTTGACGCCTTCCCTGGCGACGTGGACGGGGAGGGCGACCCGGTGGCGCTAGCGGAGGCCCGCACCCGGACGTTCAGCCGCCGGAAGCTGTTCTACGTGTCCACGCCGACGCTGGCCGGACGTTCGCGCATCGAGCGTGAGTTCCTAGAAAGCGACATGCGGTTTTTCGAGGTGCCGTGCCCGCTCTGCGGAACCTACCAACAGCTCGTGTGGGAACAGGTGAAGTGGGAGGAGGGGGCGCCCGAGACGGTGCGGTACGAGTGCGCTCACTGCGGTGAGCAGTTCGAGGAGCACCACAAGAACAAGATCCTGCCTGCCGGTCGGTGGGAGCCGCAAAACCCGGAGGGCAAATGGCGCGGCTATCACATCAGCTCGCTCTACAGCCCGCTGGGCTGGTTCTCCTGGAAGGAGTGCGTGGAAGCGAGCCTGCAAGCCCGCAAGAGCGACGAGGCCATGCGGGTGTTCCAGAACACCATCCTGGGCCTCACCTACGCCGACACCGGCGAGGCCCCGGACTGGGAACTGCTCTACGGCCGCCGGGAAAACTACCCGATGGGCCAGGGGCCCGAGCAAGCGGTGTTCCTTACTGCTGGCGTGGACGTGCAGAAGGACCGCCTGGAGCTGGAGGTCGTGGCCTGGGCGCAGAACCTGGAGTCTTGGTCGATCGACTATCAGGTGCTCCATGGCGACACCGCCAACGACGAGGTGTGGGAACAGCTCAGCCGCGTCGTGCAAACGGAGTACGACCGTGCCGACGGCCTGGCCATGCCGATCCGCATGACCGCGATCGACACCGGCTACCGCACCCAGGAGGTCTACCGCTGGGTGCACCGGCAGAGCGCAATGCGGGTGATGGCGATCAAAGGCCGAGAGCAGCAAGCCACGGTCCTGGGTCAGCCTTCACCGGTGGAGCTGACGATCCGTGGCAAGCGGATCCGGGGCGGCGTGAAGGTGTGGCCTGTGGGTGTGAGCGTGGCGAAGTCGGAGCTGTACGGCTGGCTGCGTCGCAAGCTGCCGGACAACCTGGACGACGGGCTGCCGTTCGGATGGTGCCACTTCCCGCAGCACTCAGAGGAATACTTCAAGCAACTCACCGCCGAGTCGCTCGTGAGCCGGGTGGTGCGGGGCTATCAGAAGTTTCAGTGGGAAAAGACCCGCGACCGCAACGAGGCGCTGGACTGCCGCGTGTACGCCAGGGCCGCCGCGATGGCGGTGGGGGCCGACCGTTGGGACGACAAGCGATGGGACTACGAGCGCGGCCAGCCAGTCCGCGCCAATCAGCAATCTGCGCAACCGGTGCAGAAACAAGCCGAACCCGGCATCAAACGGCGCAAATCCAGCTTCCTTTGAGCCGATAGCATGACCTCAGGAGGTGAGCCCATGTCCATGTTCAGCGAGGCCGGTCTGGCCGCAGTTGAGGACGCCATCGCAGGTGGCTACCTGCGGGTCCGCTACGACGACAAGGAGGTGTGGTATCGCAGCCTCGATGAACTGCTGCGGGTGCGCGACATGATCCGCTCCCGCCTGGGGCAGGCACCCCGCGCCCGGAAATACTTCTCCACACAGCGGGACTACTGATGAACCCCCTCGATCAGTTCATTGCGAGCCTGAGCCCGCAAGCCGCCGTCCGTCGCCAGCGTGCACGGATTCAACTCGACGCGCTGCGCAAGTACGACGGCGCCAGCCGGGGGCGCCGCACCGAGGGCTGGCTGACCCAGGGCACGAGCGCCGACGCCGCCGCTGCTCCTGCGCTGCCAGTGCTGCGGGATCGCTCTCGTGACCTGGTGAGGAACAACCCCTACGCCGCCAAGGCGGTGGGCGTGATCGTCAGCAACGTGGTCGGGACCGGCATCATTGCGCAGGCGAAAGCCAGGCGCAGTCGCCGCCGCAGCCAGCAATCGACCGACCTGTGGCATGACTGGGCAACAGACCCGCGTCAGTGCGACTGGAACGGGCGCCTGGACTTCTACGGCCTGCAAGCCCTGAGCTTCCGCACCGTGGTGGAATCCGGTGAGGTGCTGATTCGCCGCCGGACGCCGACGGGCTCTCAGCGTGTTCCGCTGCACCTTCAGGTGATGGAGCCCGACATGCTGGACACGACCCGCGATGTGGCGCTCGACAACGGCGGCCTGATCAAAGAGGGCATCCAGT